ATTGGATTGATTCTACCATCATACAATTGATCTCTTTCAGATCGAGTCAATCGAGATTCAACATCGATTACGTTTGGTAAACCACCACGATTTAAACCTGCGGGTGCAAACCATTCTGCTGAAACCGAATCATTAAATGCCATAACTCCAGGTAATACTACAGATGGTGGAACCCATGTTGGTTTATTTCTATCAGTATCTAATATTTTAACCCACGGATAATAAACTGATGTATAGTTTGAATCAAATGTTTGTACTGCATTTGATACTACTGAGATACTATCACCCTTAATACCCACATCCATAACATAGAATGCATCTTCTCTAGCTTCACACATATCTTTAGCGTATGTCGTTACTGATGAGTGTAATCTATGAATTGCTCCAGGAATAGCCAACATATTTATATCAAATTCTTCTGCATTCGATACTGCATTAATCGCTTTTCTAAATGCTATAGTTCCTGCTGCTGATGTTGAACTCATATCCCAACCTTGTGAGTTACCTGCTGTGATGTTCTCAGCTAAACTTACAACCCGATTGGGTTTAAATCCATCAAATCCACCTTGGAATGGAACCATAAATTTACGAGTATCAATTGATGTCTCATTATCATTTAACGTAATAGAACCAGAATAAGCATCTGCTACTGTTGGATATGCTGCATCGGCAGTTTGGTTAAAGTTACCAAGTTGGAAGTTTACATTACTTCCAGTAGTTGTTGTCTCTGGTATTGGATTAAGATAGGATGCATTATCAGTTAATGCGAAATCGAAGTTAAATCCCCAAAATATTTTTGAATTATAACCATCATTAATTGTTTGTGATGGTACAAAGACTGCATCTGGTATAATCATTGATGTACCTAATGGATTCTGTAGTGCTTTAAATCCAAATGGAAGTAATGAAACATCAATAGATTTTTCTGATACTCTACTTGCAACCTCAATTCTTATGTATTTTGAATTATTACTATAATCACCATTAGGGATAACCTTACCTGCTGAATCTACAGTAGTGAATGTATCACCGATAACTCTTGCTATATAGCTAGGTGAGTCAGGATCTAAGTTTACATTTTGAAATTGTTCTGCAATATTAGGTCTAACATCGGAATCAGTTACCGATACGAATGGTGATGTTGGTATTTTATCCTGCTCTACACGTCGAACTGTTAGTGTAAATGATCCATAAATTGAACCAGGAACTCTACCAGCTGGCTTGATATCCTCAATTGCTATTTTAAATTCATAGTTAGTTGGATTACCATGTGATACTGTATGTACTTTGAATAAATCAAATACAGTATCACCAACTGTCTGTGATGTGATCCACGGTGTATTTGCTGTTTTATATTCTTGTGATAAATCGATATCTTGATCAGTTACCAGTGATATTTCTGCATCAGCATCAGCTGCAATCGATGCTGATTGAAATGCTCTACAATTTATGTAAGCATATGCATCTTCACTTCCTTTTGCAGAAGAACCAAATAATTTAGTATAATATGAATCCGAAGTTGGATCTAATGATAAACCAGTATATGTTTTGTCGGTATTGGAACCTGAAAGTTTTAATGTGAATAAACTAGCAGATGGAACTCCATCTATTTCAGAGTCATCAAATATATCAGTCAATCCTAATAATTCTACAGTTGGGTGTAATAACCCAACTACTTTTTCACCTATAGAAGATGATATTTTCAATCCAAGTGGTTTTCCTAATGAATACCCATCACTACCTAATACTCTAACTACTGTGGCGGTTCCGCCATCCTCAAAGTAATTCTTTACAGCGTAGGGTAAGTATGAATTAGGTGATAATCCACCGAATGTTTCGATGAACTCATTGAATGATGATAATTTTGTGGGTACGAATGCTGGGCCTTTAATTGTTGAACCAATTAATGCAGCTCCGATGTTTCCAATTCCTTGTGGTAAAAATGTTAAATCTCGCTCATTGGTAAAAGTGCCAGGACTAACTATTCTCTCTGCCATATTATGCTCCTAAATATTTTATATGATTTGCTACCTATAAATAGTAAATAATTACCCAAAAAAGGATATAATACTGATTTTAATTAAATAAAGTAGTTAGTTTGGTTTAAATGTACCATCTTGGATGTTAATTTCACCATCTCCATATTTTTGTTTTAATTCATTTGCGAACTTCAATTCACTAGATCTCGCCTGTTTATATTTTGCTGCTAACTGATCTTGATTCGTTTTGGTATTCTCTATTTCTTCATTAAGGATTATCATATTCATTGCAAACTCACCCATTTTATTATTAATATCGGAATAAGTATTTGCAAATTCATGTATACTATCTATTTCTGATTTATCCAATCGTTGAGCTTTATGCTCTGGTTTTGAATTTGTAGATTCACTTACTGTTGCCATATTTATTTGTTTTTAAAACTGTTTATATATAAGTATTAAAATTTATTTATCAATCATCAAGATTCCACACAACTTTTGATGCCCCAAAAGCCTTTGAAGCATTTACAGTGTTGCCTAAATTCTTAGGTAGGATATACGCTTTACTTGTCAAAGTAAAATTACTTCTTACAATCCGTTCTTCACTAGTGTTATTTGATATATCGAAGTTATATGAATCACCACTTATTTCAAATTTATACCTTTCACCAAATGCACCACCTTGATAATAAATAATCTGCTCAACTAATTTATTTAACTGACTTATGTAATCACACCAAATTATAACATCATACTCTATGTTTATATAATCTGGAGTATCAACTATATAATATTCAGGAACAGGCTTTATGCCAAGATTTTGAGAAAATGAATCGTATTTATTTTCTTGGGTATACTTCCTTATAAATGTTCTAGATGTAGAACCATCTGTTAATACTTTCAGTTTAGAAATCTGCTGATTGGACGTTATTGATGTTTTCTTAAATGATATTAAAGGTGTTATTAACTTACCATTAGAATCTTTAAGATACCCATCTCGTTGTGCTGCTGACCAATTCTCTGGAGTTGCGTACATCACTGGAACTGGTATAGTAATACCACCATCATCCACTGTGGGTTTTATACCATTCTCTAAGAAGTATTTAAACGCCATATCAATATCATAAAGACCTACTGATGGTACGTTTACATCATCATTACGTCTAATTTGATTAGCTTTATTCAATTCAATATCATCCGAAAAAGAACTTACTGTTTTTTTGAGATTGGGTTTACCATCTTTATTATATCGATATGCATTAGCCATAGTTTTTATTTATATATTTCATTATCATTATTGGTCTTATCTACACCAACTCTAATATCATCTTTTAGATTAAGTTGTGATTTTCTAGCAACATGGGCTATACATAATATTGATACATCATACCCATGTGATTCACCACCATCCCAACTTGTCGGGTTTTTACCTGCAAAATACTGATTGTTCAATGTACCATCAACTATATGCTGTTCACCATTCCACTCAATAACATCACCTATTTCTGGGTACATATCCAAATCTACTAAGGTATCCCTTAAAAAGTAAAATGATATATTTCGAGTATAATCGTTACCAAAATCTTCGAATAAATTTTCACGATTTTCTCTATCAATTAAACAAGCGATCTTAACAGGGTTGTAAAATACCTTAGAATTAGCCTCACCGTATAAGTTAGCTTTGGTTTCTGACAATATTGTTTTATAATAATAGATTTCAGTATCTATAATATCATTTATTAATTCTTTGTTTAATCTCCTAAACAAAGACATATCTCTTTGACCTGAAAATAATGCCATTATAATACCCTTATGCTATATATATAAAGTTTGGAATTCGACTCAATGTATCATTTAAAAATTCAGCCTCATCTTTTTTGTTTTCCAAAAGTGCTTTCCTAGAAGTGGCATCTAAATCAACTCTTAACGTTTCAATTAATTGCTCACGTTCTGCCGCACCCTCACTTCGTAACGCATCACCATCCATAGTGATTTCAGAATTAGGTATTGGTATTGAACTAAATTTACTTCTAACCGCACCCAACATTTCTTTTACGATTGCTAATGTATATTTCTGTATCCAACGTCTACCTACATCGTTTATTTGAGAATATGGTATGTTATCATATCTTGCGTTTGATGAATCACTAACTACTGATTTCGAAATTACAGGATTACTTCTCTCACTTTTTAGTATATAATGGAAATGGATTTTTAGATCATCTCCATCATAATTTGGTATTGGAAATATTCGCACTCTATCGTTTTTTATATCAAAACTATATTGTGATTTTCGTATTTGATCATTAAACTCAATTGCTTGCATTCTCAACAAATCAGCATACATCGGTTGCATTAAGAAAGATGCGCCTGGTGAATAATTACCCCATCCAAATCCCTGTAACATTTGCTGAGAACCCATTCCTGAACCCGCCATTGGATCAAAAAACCTAGCCACTGCTGGTGGTGCATAATGTAGTAATTCCTTTATCTCTATAACGTTTAACCCAGCGACACCTACTTCCAATTTAACGGATGATGTATCTGTTAAATCATATAATTGCTTACCTCTTTCGATTTGGAAAGATCCTGTATAATAATTAACACGACCACCACTACCAGCCTCAGAACCATAATCCCTTGCAATTGATACCAATCCACCAAAATTACTATTTACATACGCTTGTGAGTAATTTGATGATGTGGGTGACCCCTGCAAGCTAAGTAAATTATCTCTGAGTTGATATTGATTTATCTGAGATGAATACTCTGTTATAGATTCTTCAAAACAAGCATAAAAATTTATATCTTGTAATTCAATATCTACAATTGGATACCCAAGTCTCGTCGCACACCACGATGAAACTCTATCAATATCTATTGTAAAATCAAGATCAGTATCATAGAAACCAAATGGTGTAGTTCCTGCTACAAATGATGAACTTCCCGGCCAAATTGGTATGTCGACTGCCATTACTTATCCTCTTTTTATATAAATATGTAAATTATTAATTTCCAATGTTAATTTTGGTTCTACACTTACCATCAATACCCAAACTCAATACATAATATCCAGGCTGCATATTATCATTTACTACTTTATTTCCAGTGTAATCATAAACATATATGTCATTTTTATTAAAATTGGGTGAAGTAATAGTTCCATTTTTAATATCCCAAATACAATCTGATACGTATTGGGGCACCGTACAATCAACACTATTCTGTCTTAGTATAATTTCAGATCCATCAGGGAAGATAGCAGTTACTCTATACATAGTAAGTATTTCTGAGTAGTTATCATCATAAAAGAAATATTCATTAATTTTATTAACAGTACCATATGATTCTATTGATTGATCCCACTGCCATTCTGTATCTTGAGTTGGTTCATACTTATAAATGTTATAATAATCAACGATAACATCATTTGCTGTTGTGAAATATAATCCCAATTCCTCTGATTTCTCAAAGCAATTAGTTCCCCCATTGAAAAATTCAAATTCATCTGATTCTGATATCTTAATAGTTTCATAAATCCCTATTGGGGATTCATTATCAGATACAGTGTAACTAAGTAATGACATTATAGTTGATACTATAATTGCTCCGAATATTATAATTTTTGCTTTCATAGATGTTTTAGTTTATATATTAATATCCCTCTGTTAATAATTTTAGGATATCATCAAGAGATTGATGTCTATGATTATCCGTTAAGATAGTATCATAAACCCATTTTGATGATTTTAGTTTATGTATTTCAGTTATAGCTGAATCATTAGGTCTTGGCAAATCAATTTGATATTTATCACCACAAAGAATCATTGTGGAGTTTTTACCAAGTCTACCCAGAACCATTTGCAACTGCTGTTTAGTGAGGTTTTGAAACTCATCTACTATACACACTGCATTATCGAATGTTCTTCCTCTAAAATGGCTTAATGATACTAACTCAATCTCTTCACTAGCTTCTAATTGCATTAATTTATCAGGCTTATTATAAACCTTTCTCATATTTGATTTAATTGGAATCATCCAAGGTTCCATTTTCTCATTTAAAGAGCCAGGTAAAAACCCATTATCTTCACTTGATACCGTTGGTCTGGTTATTACGATTTTATCCACAGTTCTTTTGAATATCATATCAAGGGCTATTTGACATGCCAATAATGTCTTACCACTACCAGCCTTACCTATTATGAAATTGAATGGGTGTGTTAATATTTCCGCCTTAGCTTCTTTCTGCTCATCCGAAAGGTTTATTGAAAATTTAATATTTCCTTTTGGAACTCTTTTAGTGGTATTTTCTGCCATAGTTCGTTTCTTTATTATAAATATGGTACTAATATGTTTAACAGTAAATACTTGATATTTAACATTAACATAACACTAGAAATTAGTTTTATCTATATAGTATTCGTACTATTGTTTTTGTAATGGTTGATATCCATCTAACAATAAAGATTATGACAAAGTATCAAGAAGAAATATTCAAAGACATCAAATCTGGTGCAAAATTACAATGTAGTGAGGGTTCCGATTGGAAGGCGTGGTTAAATTATACCGATGGTACATCTAAAAAGGTAAATCGACGTAGTGCTGAAATAGTATGTGATGTGAATTCTAATGTTCTTTCATTTGGTAATAATGATGGAATTTCTTACAAACCCAATAGAATGAATAAATATGACTTATTATAAATGCGATTGCGGTTGTGATGAATTTATAAGAATTTACAACGTCTGGAATGAGAGATTAAAAGTACAAATAACAGAGGGTTATCACGATTGCTTTTGGAAAGTAGAAGAGTTAGGTATGGAGAAAGACCATTTAGTAGGCTATATCTGTGCTAAATGTAGGCAAGATGCTGATGAACTTAATGATGGTTTGTAATTGAGTATAATATATTAATAATAGTTAAAACTAAAAAAGATTATGAAGGCAGTGCTATTTGAAGATGAAGCAATTCACTATGTAGATCAATCAGATTTCATAAGGTTTGTTGACAGTAACTCAGATTATGAGTGGAATTGGATATGTGATATGGTCATAAGTGAGAGAACCTTTAATGAGGAAGGTAAGACTTACTATTCGGAAAAACCAACCGAAGCAGACGGATGTTTTTCTCAATTTACAATAAAGTGGGTGGGTGATTTCTTTGATGTCCATCCGTTTATGAAAAAAATAATCTTTATATTTAATGATTAATAAAATAAATATGAATGACATAAAAAAAGGGGTGATTTCTCACCCCTAATTATTACGTTAATATTAAATTCAATTATTACTGAATTCTGTGCAATCCGTCAACAAGAACTTTTCCGTAGAATTCACCTCTCAACATCTTCTTCGCGTAACGAGTCATGACACCTTTTCTTGGGGTGAAGTTTTGTGGATCGTATACAAGTGGAGTCATAATTAATGGAATGTATGGTGAGTAAACTGCACCAGTCTCAAGGAATTGCGTTCCTCTATAACCCATTAAAATAACGTTGTCCTTCATATAAGGATTCTTGTAAACCTTGAATCGACCATTAAGTGAACCAATTTGAGTTACACCAAATGCGTATTCAGAATCACCATTGTTCGCAGATGATGCGTAACCTGGGATAGATTCTATAATAGTGGAAACATCTGGAGAAACGACCATAAAGTTAGCCCCACCTCTTAATGTTTTTTGGTGAATCTTGTTAGAAACACCCGCTACTACAGTACCCAAAGTTTGGAACCATGCTTGTTGCGTATATGCTGATGATTGTGCTTGTGTTGTTGAGAAATCACCAAAACCGTTTCCAGTCCACTCACGTCCAACTTGCGTTGACCAGTAACCAGTAGTTTTAGCATCTTGAATCAACATATCTAAAATCTCAAAGTCAATTTCTTGCGAAATGTATTCTGATAACATAGATGTTAATTCAGCTTCTGCATCAATTGAATGATAAGCATTTAAATCTTGTGCAAATTCAGGCGTCCATTGTGCTTTCAACTTACGTGTCTTAGCTACAATTGGTTCTGATTTCATTTCAACATTCAATTCTGGAATGTCAAGTGTAGTATCATACGTTGGTGATGCTTCAAAATCGCCTCTAGAAGTATCAGTTGGTTGTTTGTGGAACACAACTTTAATAGATGCGAATGCTGCTGATTTTGCCACAAAGACAACGTTAGGGCCTTGCAATCTAGTGTATGCTGGGAATTGATCCGTAACACCTGTTAATCTAAATGCTCTAATACCTTTTGAATCAAATGATGGTAATGATGCAGTTGGTACTGTTACGGTTGCAATTGTACCATCACCCAAACCTACTGTGTTTGATGCTGAGAATTGTGAATCGTAGTTATAATCAACTTCACCTACTGAACCAGTAGCGTATACGTTTGTAGCAGGTGTAGCACCTAATGCTTGTATTACTGTGTCAGTATCATTGATTGTGTAACCAAATCGACCTGCCCCATAAAGACCACCAGATGGATCGCCAGTAGTATCGGTAATACCGAATACTGAATCTTCTTGTGAATCCTTTCCTGATCCTGTTGCGAATCCAGGTTGGTTCGTACCATATTTAAAATCTAGATAAAAAACTAGACCTGATGGTAGGTTCATTGGTTGTACTGATACAAAGTTCTTAGCTACAATCTCATCAAAGATTCTACGAACTAAAGGAAGTGCTACACCAGCCCATTCTTCTGAATTTGTAGAAGTACCTGTCTGGGACGCTTCTTTTACTATTTGTTTCGCTTGATTTTCAAGCAGGGTAGCCATACCCGATCTTGTTATATCATCTTCGATTTCTTCTAGAAGTCCAGTGTCTTTCCATTTTTTAACCAAAGCTGCTGTCTCATCGGTAAGTCTCATTTGGTGAGATCGACCTTCTGTTAACATTTTTGAAATATCCATTTATTGTTTCTCCGTTTATTTTTTGTTTTTTTTGTTCATTCCAGCTAATTTCTGAAATCTTAATTTGTTTTGTACATTCTCTGAGATAATTGTATTCTCAACTAATGGTTTTGTGCTCTTTACAACATTTGATGCTTTACCCTCTTTCACAAATCGACGTTTAGTAGATGATGTGGTTAGGCTTTCAGCTAAAGTTGAAAATACAAGTTTTACTTCTCTAACATTAGATGTTCTATCGAAGTTCTCTAATACTTTTACTTTTTGGGTTTCAGTCAAATCAAACGTTCTAAATAATTTATTCGTATATAGAAGTTTTGCATTTAGAATGTTAATTTCAGTCAACGTAGATTTCAATTCAGAAATTGTGTCATATGCTTCTGCTAATTCAGATTTTACCTCATCCATAGATTCCTCATCTTCCTCATCTTCTTCATCATCCATTTCACGAATAGATTTGATTACTTCATCAAGATCAAGTTCTTCTTCATCTTCATCTGCATCTTCATCTTCATCTTCATCTTCATCTTCATCTTCATCTTCCTTAACTGATTTTGCTTCCTTAACTGATTTTGCTTCGTTAGCTTCCAATTCAGCGATTACAGATTCTAAGTCAAGCTCATCTTCGTCATCATCTTCATCTTCATCATCACTTTCATTAACATCTTCGTTAACATCATCTTCATCATCTTCAACATCACTTTCATTAACATCTTCGTTAACATCATCTTCATCATCTTCGTCATCGTTAACATTTTCATCCATATCATCTTCATCATCCATTTCTTCATCAGCTTCCTTTGCAAGCTTTTCTGAAATCATTGATTGAATTGATGGTGTAAATGCTTCTTCTAAAGCCAATTTAGCATTTTGAATAGCAGTTTCTTTAACCTGCTTCGCATCAGCTATAGCTTCTTTTAATAAATCTTTGTTCTTACTCATTTTGAGTCTCCTTAATTTTATTTTGGAAATAAGATTATTTAAATCTTAATAATTTTGTTTTTGAAAAAATATGACTGCTTATTGAGAAGCAGTATAATAGTGTTAGATATAACACATTTCCTATAAATATCATAAAAAATAAAAAACGTTATGAATTTTGCTCTTTTTTATTTCTACGAATGGCATTTGCTTTAAGTACTCTACGTTTTTCCGATGGTTTAGTATATTCTTGAATATCTCGATATCGTTCCAACTTTCCACTTTCAATAACTTTTTTTTTGAATAAGCTTAAAGCGTGGCCGATGTTCTTCTTATGAACCACTACTTTAGTTCCTGTTATTTTATCTGAAATACTATTTGTTTTATTATAACTCATTTTTTGTTTTTATTTAATACTACAACACCCACCAATTCTGGCAGGTGTATATAAATATCATTTTTTTATTATTTAATATAATATTTAGACATTAACCAATGTTTGATATAATATCTAAATTATCTTTAATGCTCTGTATAACTTTTTCAATCTCCTTTCGGTCGGATGTATCGAGCTTTTTTATATCACTCAAATTCCGCTTTAAAGTTTTAGAAATGGAAACTGATATATCTTGTAATATGTCTGATTTAGTCATAATGTTTTAGTTTTTCATTTTAGTTGCTGCAGCTTCTATCGTCTTCTTAACATCAGATGGTAATGCCTTATCATGGTATGTAATTTTACCACTATCAGTAATGTGTGCTATTGTCTTATAATCACCACTTACCTCTTCTGATTTATTCCATACAGTAACACCATTTCCTTTATGACCCATACCGATATCATATTTCTTTTCTGAAAGTAGAGATACTAATGATGGTATATTATACGATGATTCTGATACTGATGCTTTATTTTTACTCTTTTTCTTTAGTAACGCAGATATTGATTTCATACCATCCTCTGCATGCATTGCTAAAAGTGCAGCCAATGGTACTCCGACGATTCCTGATATTAATGAAAGTCCAAAATCCAAATCACTAAGATTCAGATTGAATTCAACCAATCGACCAGTCCCATACAAATCCATACTTTCAAATCTGATATTCTGATTCGTCGATTCTTTTTTAAATCCACTATCCGCTCTATATCCTTTTTTCAAAAGTTCACTTCTAAACGTTTCTAATTCTTTTTTATTCTTAAATATTCTGATACCATAGAAGTCACCACCATCATTATGTTTTGATTTTCCGTCGTGATACGATATAGTATATTTTGCTTTACCAATACCATCTTGTTGATAGAATCGTTTCACTCCTTCATTTACCGATTCTTTCTTTATTGCTGTGATTCCTTTTAGTTGCTTCTTTACATCACCAAACATCCCATCTAATGAATAATCACTTTTAGATTTCTTAGATGATTTTGAATCTTTCTTAGTTTTAGCGGTCTTAGCCTCATCAACATCAGTTTCATTCTCACCAGCATCCCAGTTCTTATCTACATAATCAAAGAACTCTTTCTTTTTATCACCTTCGATTTCATCAGGAGATTTCACATCAAACTTTTTAAGTGCTGATTGGAAGAACTTTTCATATTCAGTTTGCTCTCTAAGTAAATCCATCAGTGAAGGTGTACCACAATTATATACTTTCGATTCGTTAACTATTTTTGCACCCATTTTTTTAATTAATTGTGCTATCAGCTTACCACCATTAGAGTCTGACATCTTATGACTTCTACCACTCATACCTGGAAGTTTATCACCACTTCTATTAAAATTAATCTTACCGTCTGGTGTATCTAAAAAGAAATCACCCATTCCCAAATGTTTTAATTCTGAATTAGGTAAATTACCCTTACTCATATTAACGAAGTCACTATCTACGTAAAGATTATTACCATCCTTCCAAACTTTCTTTGCATCTTCATTAATAGATTCTTTAAAAACTTTCATTACTTTTTTAGCCATTGGATTATTTGGTTTTCCTGATATCGCAGTTATCACTTTTGTACGAGCACCATCAGTATTACGAGTTACATATGAAAGTAACTTTCTAGCATTTAATTTATTATCATCAATGAATTTCTGTACAGCAGTAGCTCTCATTCCTGTATAATGCGATATTCCCTGTGCTTCGTGACTTGCATCTTCATTAATAGACTCCATTAGACCGATTGCGATATCACCAACTTCTCGTTCTGCACCTGATACGTATTTCTTATTAAGAATTACTATTTTTGGGTTTTTGAGTGTGTACATAGCAGCAGGCATTGGTGCATCTGCCGTCATAAAATCATACTTTATACCATTCTTTTTTAATTCAGCACCAATACTCATAAACGATTTACTATTCTTTACAATACCAGCGATTTTATCTAGTATTGAATCATACTTACCCTCAGTAATCGATTCGCCCAATTTATTAGTTGTTGTTAATTCTTTAGATTTAATTAAAGCCATAACCTTTGGAAATGATTGTACTTTTTTGGATTTAGCGGCATCTTTTTTGAATCCTTTTTCTTTGAAGTACTTCTTATCAGTACCACCCCATTGATCTGCCAACCTATAACCCAGTGATGGGTGTTTAGATATCACATAACCCCCTGAGCCACCTGTTGATGTTTTTTGTATAATGTAATCACCAACTTTAAATTTAAGTGGCGTATCAGCTTCTTTTACAAATGCAGTATGATATGGGTTTGAATATACATGCCCCATTTCGAAATTATGTAAAGCTTGTTCTTCTAATAGAGTTAGCTTCTGACTCTTTTTACTATTTAGCATATCTATTAATTTCATATTCCACACACTCCATTTACTTCACATATAATATCTCTTACAATATTATCTATGTTTGAATAGTTATTTATTTTTTTAGTTGATTTAACCGATTCATTTACCGATTCATTGGTTGGTTTTAAGAATGCCCCATGTGTTGATGGGTTTGATACGAAATCCCAACATATTAAATTGAAATCATCCTCTACCGTTACAGTTTTACCATTTGCTGATTCTTTCACCGAACCCATACCTCTTGATGATATACCAACGGTACATTGTGCTTTTAATAATTCCATTAGAATATTACCAGATGGTGTTTTTAATATCTCAACTTTACCCATAAGGTCATTACCTTCCCACCAAACTTCTCTAATGATGTGTGATGTGTTTTTAAGCTCGACAACCGATGTTTCTGGATGGTCTAACTCACCATATGCCCTAGCTTCTTTTATCTCTTTAGCGGCATAGTTCTTAGCCTCTCTAGCAAGAAGTGTTTTAGGATATATTCTACCATTTTGGTTTTCAGCTTCGGCTCGTTGGATAACACCCTGTACGATGAACCTACCATTGTTATTGGATTTAGCTTCATTCAAATCCTGCTTAGATAATTTAAATGGTATTGTGTCTATTAATAATTCACTCATCGTTCCAATTCCTATTAAAATTTAAATTTAGCAATATTATGTTTTTCCAAACTACCCATTAAGGTTTCAATATTATCAACTATTTTCATAGCTTGGTTTTCTTTAAGAGCTTCTATTTTTTTGCCGTCAGCTGCTACCAATCCTGCTTTTAAAACTTTCAAGTGATGGTCTACCATCATCCACCATTGAGTTTCATTCAACATACCCTCATTCATTAATTCTTTTAATTTTATCATTTTAGTTCTCATTAGGATTTCCATACACTTCGTTTTCGGTATAAATCAAAGAATACCTCAGCCATTTCAGATCGTATTATGTTTCTAATAGCCTCAAGCTCTTTATTAGTAAATTCTTCTTTTATTAATTTCTTATCACTCATTACAAATTAAGCTCCGTGATTTTACGGCTGATTCTTAACATTCGTTTTGAAATCTTCCCAAAGTTCTTTTTAGTAGATTCCCAATATTTTGCATTTGATACTGATGATTCTTGTTTAAGTTTGATATTCAAATTAACCAACTTCTCCATTTCGAAAACCATTCTATTAATTTTAATAATAGAATCATTTATCTTTTGATAATCTTTTCGAGTATCATCTTTTTTATAATCCTTATAACTAATTTCTAATATTTGATTTTCCAAATTACGTTCTAGCTCTTGAAGTCGTTTAGTGTGCATATTGGATGGTTTTGTTTTCTTATAACCTAATACCTCAATGTGATTACCACTCGGTTCGCTCTTACCATCACCGAACGTGTGTGGCGTTTTAGCGGGGCCTGCACCACCATCCATATTACCAGTTACATTAGCTTCTTCAATTTCATCCTCTGCAATGGATTCAACTTCTTCAAACTTATCTTCTAATTGTTCTAATAATGTTTTTCTCATTTGAAATTCCGTTTTACTTCTTTGTATAAGTCGTGATATCTTAGAATTGAAAGTATTTCTGATTCGGTGATTTTCTTCGAAGTCTTAATGTTTTCAACCAAATTCAATACCTCTGTTACTTTGATTTTCACCATAGTATCTGTTATATCCAATTTACTAAAAGCTTTCTGAATCTTCGTACATTCAGCTTTAACATACTCCTTTAAGTACTCAGTATTATCCACAGCGTTAATATATTCTCGTAATATAGTTTTCTGTGGTTTTGATAAGATAGTATATTTAGTATTAAAACCATCAACAAGAAGTTTCCAAGCTAATAGTCTAATATCTTTTGGTTGAGAATTGTAATCATCATTCAACTGATTTAATGATTGAGCTTCTACTTTATTAGATTGTAATATATGCTCTAATAACGTACCTTTATTTTCAATAAATTCCTTTGGGTTTTCCGATTTACTATATTCAAATAATTTATACACCGATGCGTTTTCTTTATAGTTAGATACTCTATAATTAAAAAATTCATTAATAGGATAAATCTTTTTAATTTCTTTTATCAAATTATACTTCTCTCTGGATAATAAATTATCATTTAACTTAGACCTCTTATCAATAATAATTGATAAAAATTCAGTAGCTTTTGATTCAGAATCAAATGACTCATCCATTAGCGTTTTATACAATCGATACTCCTTTAGTAATTCAGTTTTCTTACCAAAATGTTCCTTTATAATAGAAAGCGCCTTTGCTGATTGCTTATCATTTAAGGTATCCGATACGACCTGTCTTATAAGTAATTGAAAAAGAATACCCGTATTTTTGTACTTGCTATGTTTAAATTTCTTCATTATTAATATCCGTTTTACTTATAATCGACAATAACTTTATGTATATACTGTATATAAATATACTATTTCTCAAATTCCATTATATTATCCTCATCAAGTAACCCCTTTTCTTTAAATTTGTCGATGGAATCTACAATTCTTAAAGATTCAGTTATCACTTTCCTTGTTTTTACACGACCAGATGCTGGTTTCATTTTATGAATAATTTTATCAACAGCCTCAGTACTTAGTGGTGATTTTCTAGGATTGTTATATGCACTTTCTGGCTTAACATCGGTTGTTTTACCTAATGGATCCCTACCAAGTTCCGCTTTGTCTTTTCCAAATTTACCAGATTCGGGAGGTCTTCCTGCGCCTGGCTGACCACCTTCTTCTGAACCACCTTCATCAGCGGGTTCTGATGGTTGATTTATGGTTGCTAAATCATGTGGTGTTCCAAACGATTCACCTGTTTTAGTTGGGTCATTACCCTCACTTGCAATTTGCTCTTGTCTGAATTCAAGCTTCAAGTCATTGATAACTTTTAATTCTTCCCGCTGCCACTCATCTTGTGACATATTCAGTATATTTTCGTACATATACTCATGTGATACTAATCGTAATTCTTTCAAGTCTCTGATTAGTGATACTTTTTGTGTTAATAAATCAACTTTCTCTTGCTCATATACAATAGATGGTGTATTTAATGATAATGTAAAATTAACCAAATCTTCATCTTCATACCCATGTGCATATAAATGAACTACTGCGATTTTAGTTAATTCAGATACGATTATCTTTTGAATTCTTTCAATAGTTCGTGCGAAACGAATATCTTGCTGAGCTAATGTACTCTTACCATCAACTCCCTCTTCATATCCAATAAATGCTTTTGGAACTTTAAGTGATGCTAACATTCTATTTCTTAGGTACTCAATATCATCAATACCACCGAATTCCATTCCACTTAATGTATCTATTTCAGTACCACTTGTTCCACCACGAACTGCTAAATAATAATCTTCTAACATATTCTGTAAGTTAAATTTCAAATTATATTCCCCAGTCCTTTGATCGACATATGGTGTTTTCTTCATTTTGTTTATAACATTCTCCATATGTGAATCAATTTCATTATGAGGTATGTTACCTACATCAATTTTGAATACACGTTTTTCTGGAGCTCTCATAATACGATGAATTAACATAGCATCTTCCATAAGTGTTAACTGCTTCCATACATTTCTAGCTGGCTCTATTAATGCACGACCGTATGGTAGGAAATTTGTATCAGTTAGTAATCTAAAATGTGCCACTTGGAATGACTCATAATATCGTTCTTCACCACCTTCAACTTTAAATCTAACTGAATATGGATTATCTGGATCATAACCCTCTTCACGTAACGTTTCATATACTGATAACGGTTCTACATTAACTACACCATATTCCTCATTAATATCTAAATAAAGATATGCATCACCATACTTATTCATCGATCTCACCCAAGACCACAAATTAAACTCAATGTTTAGCACATCATAGAATAAATTATGTAATGATTTCTTAATTTTCTCATTAGGAGATGTTATTGCTAATGTGTCACCATTAGTATCATATAGTGTACTTTCATCTGAATATATATCTAAAACAGATGCTATGATTGAATCCTTATCCATAGCTTCATAATCACTGTATAATTCTATTCTATTTGAATGGTAGTTGAATCTCTCATTGTATGTTTGCCAATTCTTTTTAGAACCATGCAATCTACCATACCTATCATAGTAAGCAGATGAATTTTTATTACCAGATGATTGCATTTTGGATGAATCCACCACTTTGAGTTGATCCTTTCCTGTCCGTCGTACCACAACTTGTGTTGAAAATAACTTTTTAAGTCGCCCGAATACCGATTTATCTGCCATATAATATCTTATTTATATATAAATACTTTATTTCTAATAATTACAGCAACCATTTTATATTTTCACTATGCTTTCCACCTATATTCATATTCCAGTACTTGTCGGATTGAGCTCGTTGGGTGTTACTATAGAATGTATTTGATTTTGTAGTATGTTGTATTGCACTTCTATTTAAATCAATACCCTTTTGTCTAAGTCTAAGTGCGGTATCCCTCACCCATAAAGCTGTAGAAAATGCCATTACTAAATCATCATTATGCCCATTACGAGCAATTGCCTTAGAACCCATCCAAACAAATACAAATAATTCATTTATAAGTCTAATTGAGTGAATTATCGGCACTTTTTCTCTCATATATGTATCAAGTTTTGATATAACCAAAGGTCGTGTCCTAGTTGTCATTGAGAATCCAGGAACCATTTTGGATTTATCTGCCATATCATAGGCACTTTGTAGATGAACTTCATCATCAACATATCCAAAATCTTTATATGAATAATATAGGTTTTCATAATGTCTATCGATTGCGGGTTGTATCGCAGCCCAACCAACATTGGCGTTTTCTATTACCAACATTGCATTATTCCACTCAATAGCGACGGCCACTAACATCTCACCAAAAGGTTTTGTTTCTATCTTACCTTTGTATTCAGCAACCTGCTCTACAGTTTCTACATCGAAAACATGGAATGTTGAAAAATCCTTACCATCACCTCGCGCGACATCGGCCACAACGATGTAATTTTTATCATAATCTGGATATTTCCACAACCAATAATTACCATCGAAACCACGTTCTTCTAATGGATCTACAACATGATTCTCTTTATACCACTCCAATATAGAACCATCGACAACACCATAACCCGATGTGATGAAATCACAATTATGTGAAATTATACCATCAACATTAAATAAATTACCACCATTAACATCAACGACATCAAATAAATTCAAAGTTCCCATCGTTTTCTTAATATCAACAATCGTAATTATGGTATCATCAACACCATCTAATATATCACCAACTTTTAATTTATTGGAATGGATAATATCAGTGTTAATAATAAATGGGTGATTATCTGAACATTTTATTGTTTTATTATTAGATAATATAATGGTGTATATTACATCTTTAGAGATCTTACGAATCCCAGCGAATGATTGATATCCCGATGGTGTTAGTATTTCATATTTATGATTATGTCTTAATATATGATTATCCATTACAACGTATCCTTATAAATTTACAATTAAGATGGGTTTCGATTTCGTTTTGTCTTTGAATATCTTTCACTTTTATCTTATCATTTCTGAAATGATGACGTTCATCATATTCTATTACTATGTTTTTTTCTTTACTATAACCATCCACCCAATAACCAAGATCTTTGATGTGGAATTCTCCACCATTTTCGGCATGCTGTAAATCAGTTATTCCTAATTCTTTAGCTTTTGCTTCTATGATTGGTATTGAATTGATATTATATCTAGGTGTTAATTGACCATTGGTTTTTGATAAGTATTGTAAAGTACTTATTCGTTGTATTTTTTTAGTTACATCTGTATGTGTTTTACCCAACCATGTTTTTTTAGGATTTGGGCAGAATCTACAATATTTAGTCCAATTATATGTACGACCACACTCACACTTTAAAGTGTTAATATCACCACCATTATCAACTAAAAATACCATACGGTATTTGAAATTATACCAACCTTTGTATTTATTATATTTTTTAAATGTCGTTTCTAAAATATCAGTATGTTCATATATGGACTTGTATAATTTAGGATTACGTTTTATCATAGTGCGATTCCTAGCCCTACCAAAATAATTTTTATAATAATAATCCGTATTTAATAAATGTATAGTTTGCTTAATGGTATAAAACTCATCAATATTTGATAATTCATCTTTAATTTTATCCCACCCATCTTTTACATACCCCATATATAACATCCGTTTACATTCACACTCTTGTATATAA